CTGGTCGGGTGGCGTCTCGATGACGACCCGACTCCGATCATGTATGTGGCTCCGACCAGTAACCTGATTGATACCACGGTCGAGCCTAAGTTCATGGATATGTTCCAGCAGGCCGAAAGTCTGGCTCGCAAGTACGACTGGAACAGATCCACCAAGTACACCAAGTGGGTGGGCGGTACCAAGTTCCGCTTTGCCTGGGCCGGTTCTCCGACAGAGCTGGCCGCCGACTCCGCCGGCCTCGTGCTGGTTGATGAGGTCGACCGTATCGTGAACACCGGCGAAGGTGACACGACGGAAATCATCGAGGCGCGTGGCGACGCTTATGTCGACTCGAAGATTGGCTACACGGCCACACCGACACACGGCAAGGTCGAGCGCACAGAGCATCCGCGAACAGGTCTTACCCATTGGGCCAGGTCACACCGTGACGCACTGAGCTCCGCTATCTGGCGGCTCTGGCAATCGGGAACCCGGCACGAGTGGGCGGTTCCGTGTCCGCATTGCGGCCAGTATTTCATCCCGCACAGCGAGCTGCTGTGGTGGCCAGGCAAGGGCACTGAGGAAGAGTGCACGCCTGACCAGGCTGAAAAGAAAGCCATGCTCACCTGCCCACGCAACGGCTGCATGATTGAGGACAAGTACCGGGCCGCAATGAACAAGCGCGGCGTGCCGGTTGCTCCTGGTCAAACCGTGACGCCTGAAGGTGTCATCGAGGGCGAGGCTGATACGGCTGGCAGCTCCCACTTCTCAATGTGGGTGTCTGGCCTGTGTTCATTTGCTGCCAAGAAGTCCTACGGCTTCCTGGCGAAAAAGCTCGCTGCCGCGCTCCAGTCTGGAGACCCAGAAACCCTGCAGGGCGTTTATAACACCGGCTTTGGTGAGTGCTATGCGCTGACCGGCGAGGTGCCTGCGTGGGAAGAAGTGAAAGCCATGCGCTGGAGTTACAGCGCCGGCGAAGTGCTTCCTGGGGCTGAAAAGCTGATCTGCACCGTGGACGTCCAGAAAAACCGGCTGGTCTATGTCGTCCGAGCCTGGTTCCCGGGAATGGGTAGCCAGCTGGTTGAGTTCGGTGAGCTTTGGGGCGACACCGAAAAGCCGGACGTCTGGGACGAACTGGGCGAGCTGCTCGACCGCGAATGGTACGGCATGGCCATCGATGCCATGGGCGTCGACTGCGGTTATCGAGACAACCAGGTTTACCAGTTCGTGCGAGAGCACCGCACCAGAGCTCGCGCCTTGCGTGGCTTTGAGCGACTGCCCAAGCCTTACCGAAAAACCGCCATCGATGTCGATAGCCGAGGCAAGACTCGCAAGCGAGGTGATGCCCGTTGGGACTTCGACACCGGACTGGCGAAAGCCTGGGTGCATAGCCGTATCGGCTGGCCAGAGACCCGTCCGGGCTTCTGGCTTCTGCCTATCGACGTCTCCGAAGACTACTGCCGGCAAATCGTGGGTGAAGAGTTCAACCACCGCACCGGCAAGTGGGACAAGGTAGGCGAGAACCACTTCCTGGACTGTGAGGCGATGAACTACATGCTCGCGTGCATGTTGCGACTCAATCGCCGCAAAGGGGATGCCATGACGCTGAAAGATATCAAGAAACAGGGTGAGCCTGCTGCAGATGAGCAACAGGAGGAAGTGACCGAACAGTCGCAGCCTGACGCACCGAAGGAGCAAGCGCCGGCCGGAGGTCGACGCTTCAAGGTTAAACGGAAACCAAGACGATGAGTGAGCCGATAAAACTGCAAGCCGGTGACAGCATCACCTGGTCGCGTGAGGCGCCAGGTTATCCGGTCGAGGACGGCTGGTCATTGCACTACGCACTGCGCGGCCCTGCCCCGATTGACCTGAGCACAACCGGAGACGGCACTGTGTACCAGGTATCGGTCAGCGCCGCTGACTCTGCCAAATGGTCAGCAGGTGACTACGTGTTCAGCTGCTTTGTGGTGAAGGGTGACGACCGGCAGACGCTGGGCACCGGACGCCTGACCATCTTGCCGGATCTTGCTGCTACGAACCCAGTGGACGCCCGTTCCCATGCCAAGCGCATGCTGGATGCTATCGAGGCGACCCTGGAAAAGCGAGCAACCAGAGACCAGCAGTCCTATGAAATCGAGGGTCGACGCCTTGACAGAATCCCTATCCCGGAGCTGTTGAAGTTGCGCGACCGTTACCGACGTGAACATCAACGAGAGCTGGAGCAGGCCGGATTGCGGCCGCGCCGGAAATCGTTCATCCGAGTGAGTCTTAGCTGATGAAGAGAGCCGAGAAGAAGCCGAGTCTCGCGCAGCGCATGGTCAATTGGGCCTGGTATCGCTACGTGGAGCCGCAGAAAAATGCGGCCCGAGCCTTTGAGGCAGCTCGGCGTGATCGTCTCGGCAAAGCCTGGCTACGCCGGGCCAGCCGCCTCAGCGCGGACGAGGAAATCTACGCCGACCTGGCATCGCTGGTACAGCGTGCTCGGGAACAGAGCATTAACAACCCATACGCCAAGCGGTTCTACCAGCTGCTGAAGAACAACGTCATCGGCCCCAAGGGGATGACGTTTCAGAGCCGGGTTAAGCGCCGCAACGGTAAGCCTGACGACCGGGCCAATACCCTCATAGAGGGAAACTGGCAGCAATGGATCAAGAAGGGCAACTGCGACGTCACTGGTCGCTATCACTTTGTCACCCTCCTGCACTTATGGATGGAGACTCTGGCCAGAGACGGGGAGGTCTTGGTGCGTGAGCACCGTGGCTATCCGAACAAGTGGGGCTACGCGCTGCAGATACTGGAGTGTGATCGCCTTGACCTGAACTACAACGCCGACTTGCAGAATGGCAACCGCATCCGGATGAGTATCGAGCTCGATGCCTGGGAGCGGCCAGTGGCTTATCACCTGTTGGTAAACCATCCGGGTGACAACAGTTACTGCTACCACTACGCGGGTCAGACCTATGAGCGTGTGCCGGCGGATGAAATCATCCACACCTTTGTGCCGTGGCGGCCCCATCAAAACCGGGGCATACCATGGACGCATGCCTCCATGGTTGAGCTGCACCACATTGGCGAGTACCGCAAGAGCGAGATGATAGCTGCCGAGCTGGGCGCCAAAAAGGTCGGGTTCTATGAGCAGGATCCGGAAGCCTACGACCAGCCGCCTGAAGATGACCAGGGCGAAATTGTCGAGGAGGTGGAGGCAGGTACCTACCAGCTGCTGCCCTACGGCATCCGGTTCAAAGAGCACAAGATTGACCACCCGCACACCAACTTCGGGGCGTTCGTTAAGTCGTCGCTGCGAGGTGTTGCTGCAGGTATGGGGCCAGCGTACAACCGGTTGGCCCATGACCTCGAGGGCGTCAATTTCAGCTCGTTGCGCTCCGGTGAGCTGGATGAGCGCGACCTGTACAAGCTGCTGCAGTTCTTTGTTGTCACTGAGCTGCTGGAGCGTGTCGCCGGCAACCTTATCTCGATGAGCCTGCTGACGCAGGCGCTGCCGCTGAACATGGTCGACATCGACCGCCTGAGCCAGTACGCCTTCCAGCCTCGCGGCTGGGACTGGGTCGATCCGGCCAAGGACAGCAAGGCGCACAGCGAGTCCATCAAGAACCGAACCCGCTCGCGGTCTTCGATTATTCGTGCTGCTGGGGATGACCCAGAGGACGTATTCGACGAGATCGCCTGGGAAGAGCAATTAATGAGGGATAAGGGTGTGAACCCGACACCTCCAGAACAGGAAAGCAAAGATGCCACAACCGACGAAGAAGACGACAGTGCTTCGGACGATTGAGGGCCGGGAGCTGCAGCGTGAGCTGCGCGTACTGAGCGACTCGATTGACCAGGAAGCCCGTACCGTCGAGCTGGCCGCTTCCAGTGAGTACCCCGTTCCGCGCTGGTTCGGCCGAGAAATCCTCGACCATTCACCTGGTGCGATTCGGATGGGGCGGCTCAAGAACGGCGCCCCGCTGCTCGATTCGCATAGCCTGCGCGAGCAAATCGGTGTCGTCGAGGAAGTCTGGCTCGATGATGACCGCCGCCTGCGTGCCAGGGTGCGGTTCTCCCGCTCGGCAAAAGCCGAGGAGCTCTGGCAAGACGTCCTGGACGGCATTCGCCGTCACATTTCAATCGGCTACATCATCCACGAGATGGTGCTCGAGTCGAGTGGAGACCAGGGCGACACCTACCGCGTTATGGACTGGGAGCCATACGAAATCAGTTTAATCTCTGTCCCTGCTGACCCGACTGTCGGCGTGGGGCGTTCTATCGACATTGGCAACATTACTATCAGAGGTGCAGAAATGCCTGATAAAGATAAGCAGACCCAAACCGCCGGCAGTCAACAGACTGAAACCCGAGGCGCCGAGACTGGCGCTCAGAACCCGGCACCTGCGGCAAGCGGCGTGAACGAAAACGACATCCTTTCTCGCGAGCGCACCCGTATTTCAGAAATCACCGCCATCGGCCAGCAGTTCAGCCAGCGCAGCTTGGCTCAAGAAGCTATCCAGAAGGGCCACACGGTTGACCAGTTCCGTGCCTTGGTGCTGGAGCGTATGAACCCTGGCCAGCCTGGCAACTTCGAAAAACCCGGTGCAGGTGAGCTGCCTGGCAAGCCGGCCATCCACTCAGCGCGTGACCTGGGCATCCAGCACAAGGAGCTGCAGCAATACTCGCTGATGCGTGCTATCAACGCGGCCGCTACTGGCGACTGGTCGAAGGCTGGCTTCGAGCGTGAAGTGTCTCTGGCTATTGCTGACGCAAGTGGCAAAGAGGCGCGTGGCTTCTACATGCCGCATGAAGTTCTGGTGCAGCGTCAGCTTGAGAAGAAAACCGCCGGCAAGGGTGGCGAGCTGGTAGCGACTGAGCTGCTGTCTGAAGAGTTCATCGACATCCTTCGCAACAAGGCGATCATCGGTCAGATGGGCGCTCGTATGTTGCCGGGTCTGGTTGGTGACGTGGATATTCCGAAGAAGACTAGCGGCGCCAACTTCTACTGGATTGGCGAAGATGAAGACGTTCAAGACAGCGACTTCGACTTCACCACTCTGAGCTTCTCGCCGAAGACTATCGCCGGCGCGGTGCCTGTGACTCGTAAGCTGCGCAAGCAGTCCAGCATCCACGTGGAAAACCTCATCCGTGAAGACCTGATCGAAGGCATCGGTGTGGCTCTCGACCTGGCAATGCTGACCGGTACCGGTCTGGCTAACGACCCAGTCGGCCTGCTGAACATGACCGGCGTGCCTGCGCTGACGTATCCGGCGGGTGGTGTTGACTGGGCCAGTGTGGTCGACATGGAGACCAAGATCTCCACCTTCAACGCCGACGCCGGCCGCCTGGCATACCTGACCAGCGTTACCCAGCGCGGTGCTGCGAAGAAAGCTCAGGTGTTCGATAACACTGGCGAGCGCATCTGGCAGAACAACGAGGTCAACGGCTACCGCGCCGAAGCCTCTAACCAGATTCCGGCCGACACCTGGATCTTCGGTGACTGGTCGCAAATCGTGATCGCTATGTGGGGCGTGCTCGACCTGAAAGTTGACCCTTACACCAAGGCGGCCAGCGACGGTCTGGTTCTGCGTGTGTTCCAGGACGTGGATGCAGGCGTTCGCCGCAAAGAGGCGTTCTGTATCGCCAAGAAAGGCGCCTAATCAGTTAGGCATAGCGTTTTAGGGGCTTCGGCCCCTTTCTTTTTTGCAGAGGGAATCAGCCCATGAATGAAGTGAAAGTAAAAGCCGTTGTCGCGTTCTGGGCGGCCGGCAAGCTGGTGAAGGAAGGCGCAACCGTCACCGTCACCAAGCGCGAAGCCAAGGAGCTCGTCGGCTCTGGTGTCGCCGCCTACGTCGAAGACAAAAAGGCAGCTGATAAGGCCGAGTAATGATTGGTGACGACGACTTCGACACCTTTTACGACCCGGACGACTTCGGTACCGAGGCCAGACTGATAGGCGACGACGAGCGTACTGTGTGTGGCCTGCTGCTCAAGGGTGGCAAGTTTAACAAGCTGTGGCGAGAGCCTGGTGGCAAAGGAGGCATTAAAGCCCAGCCGACCAGTCTCCGCTTCCAGCTTCCCTCGATGCAGGTGCCAGTCGATTACCAGGACTACGTGTTTCGCGTAGAGGGTGCCGACTACAGCATCACGGACGTCGAGCCAGCTGGCTCTGGTCGTTCCGAGTTAATCCTGGTGCCGTTCAAGCAACGAGGGCAGCAGCATGGCTCATGGCTTCGAGATGAAAATTGACGTCTCTCGAGAGGCGGAAGATATAGCGGCCATGGTGGCCGCTACTACTAAGCAGCTGGAGCTTGCAGCCCAGAGGGCGATGACCAAGGCCGGCCAATGGCTTCGGACGCATTCCGTTCGTGAGCTCGGCCAGCAGCTTGGCATCAAGCAAGAGCCGCTGAAAAAACGCTTTCGCGTGTACCCGCAGCGCCAAAAGGGTGAGGTGCGGTTCTGGGTGGGTTTGGATCCTATAGGGGTCTACCGGCTCGGCACGCCGAAGGTGACGCAGAAGGGTGTGAAGGTAAACCGCAACGAGTACGACGGCGCGTTTATCAGTCCCATGAAAAGCAATTATCCCCTGGTGTTCAAGCGCCGCGGTAAAGAGCGCCTCCCTATTGATCTGGTCGACGAGGATATCGACGAGCCAGCCATGGAGGTGGTTGAGCGGTGGGAGCGTCGGGTTTTCCAGCGTTTTAAAGAGCTGTTCGAGCAAGAAGCGAGGGCAATTATCAATGGTCACGCTTAAACAACCATCTGACCTATACGACGCCATCCAGGCAGAGCTCGAGAGCCGCCTGGCTGATGAGGTGATCGTCGCCAGTTATGCCGACTTTGGTGATGTGCAGGTCGTAGACGCCATGGTCTTGATTGAGTTCGAGCAGACGTCGCCGGCCACTCGTGGCCACGATGGCCGTTATTGCCATCAATATGACATCACCCTGCATGCGGTCGTTGGCCGTCAGCGGCAGCGAGCAGAGCTCGAGGCCATTAACCTGGCTGCTGCGATTGAGCGGGTGACTGATGAGAATTTGTGGGGGCTGCCTTATCAGCAGGTCGACCGCCCGGAGAATATCCGCTCGGCGCCCAGTATGTTCAAGGTCGGCTCTGATGGGTACGACGCCTGGGGCGTGAGTTTTCGCCAGCGCATCTACCTGGGTGCCTCCCTGCTCGATGATGACCCTGTGGTTCGTGAGGTCTGGATGGTGACAACGCCGCCGGCTGATGCGGACGACGAGAGCCAGTACGAGAGGGTGCCTGATGCGTGATCTGATTCGTGAACTGATACGCGCCGAGCTGCAGGAGTACGGCGACACGATTGCCGAACTGACCGAGGAAATCGACGACCTGCAGCGCCGCCTGCGCAACCAAATCCGGGTCGGTACCTGCAGTGCAGTGGATCCGGATAAAGCTCTGGTAAAGGTAAAGCACGGCGAAAACGAGACGCCGTGGGTAAAGTGGTTCGCTCTGTATGCCGGCGAGGTGAAGGAGTACCGCTGTCCGTCGATTGGCGAGCAGTGTGTGCTGCTGAACTATGCAGCCGGAGACAACTCGTCGCAGTCGTTCGCGCTGTTTGGCTTGTTCAGCGACCAGTTCCCAGCACCAAGCACTGACCCGAAGGAAATCCTCCGCGTTTATCCGGACGGGACTCGCGTGTCTTACAACACCGAGAGCCATAAGCTGGCTGTCGCCATCGAGGGCGATGCTGATATCAAGGTGGCCAAGTCGGCCACGGTTGACGTCGGTACCAGCGCGACGGTGAAAGCCGGCGGCGTTGTGAAGGTCGACGGGAGCAAAATTAATCTGAACGGTGGCAAGGGTGTGGTGACCGGTGACCATATTTGCATGGTGACGGGTAAGCCGCACGGCGACTGTTCTTCACAAGTAACGGCAGGTAAGTGATGGCACTGGATCCGGAAAAATTAGCGCAAGACATCGAGGCCGCCATGACGGCCAAGGGCTTCGCGCCGACTGCAGACAAAGGTGCTGGCCATGAGTTTTGGCTGGCTCTCGCTGAAGGGATAGTGAACCACATCACTCAAAATGCCGAGGTGCCTGTGGCCAGTGGCTCAAGCGCCGGGACTTACAAGGTGACGTGATGATAGGAATCGACCGCAACACCGGTCGCACGCTCACTGGATGGGAGCAAATGGTCTCCCGCGTCCAGCAAGTGATGACGACCCGCATCGGCGGTCGAGAGAAGCGCCGCGGCTTTGGTAGCCGTGTTCCCGAGACTCTCGGCCGGAACATGAGCGACCAGCAGCTGATACTGGCCCAGTCCTATGCCATCGATGCGTTTTACAACCCCATCAATGGGATTAGCGATTTTCAACCCACGCGCTGCATTGCCAGCCGCCACGATAGTGGCATAACTCTCAGGTTTGAGGGGGTATGGCAAGGTCAGCTCAGTACATTTGAGGTCACCGTCTGATGTTTATTCCTGGACAGAACC